ATTGATAGTTAACCAGAAAGCAGCTTATGCATTCACTACACCGCCTACTTTTGACATTGGTAGTTCTAAGGCTAATGCAGAGATATTAAAGGCCTTGGGGGATGAATATAGAAAAGAGTGCATGGAGCTTTGTGTTAATGCAGCCAATGCAGGTGTTGCATGGATTCATTATTGGACAAATGAGCTAAATGAATTTGAGTGGGCAGTTATTGATAGCAAACAGATTGTTCCGATATGGAATAAGTCAGCAAAACAGAAGCTGATAGGAGCATTAAGAGTATATACACAGATAGATGAAGCAGATGGTAAAAACTACACAATATATGAATATTGGAACAAAGAGGAATGTCAGGTATACAGAAGACTTCAATCAGATTTAAATTATGACAACTTAACAGATTATGCAATATTTGACAATCCGACAACAGGAGAACTCGTAAGTGAGTATAGTCACGGAATGGAGGAAATACCTTTCATTCCGTTTTTTAATAACAACATTAAGTCTTCTGACCTTGATAACATTAAGCCTTTGATTGATGTGTATGACAAGGTGTTTAGTGGCTTTATTAATGACCTTGAAGATGTTCAGGAGCTTATATTTGTTCTTTCCGGATATGGTGGAACAGATTTAAATGGATTCTTGCAGGATTTGAAGAAATACAAGGTTATAAAAATGGATTCAGATGAAGGTGCAGGTGTAAGCACTCTTAACATTGAGATTCCTATTGAAGCAAGAAACAGTGTTCTTGATGCCACAAGAAAGGCTATTTTCGAACAGGGGCAGGGATTTGATCCAAGACCTGAAAATTTTGGTAATCAGTCAGGAGAGGCTCTTAAGTTTATGTATTCATTATTGGAAATGAAAACAGGTTTAATGGAAACAGAGTTTCAGTTAGGTTTTGCCAAACTGGTAAGAGCAATCTGCAACTTTAAGAACATTAAGTGTGACAACATTGTTCAGACTTGGACAAGAACCTGTATTAAGAATGAGCAGGAGCAGGCAGCCATATGCAAGGACAGTGTTGGAATCATTAGCCAGAAAACAATACTTAAGAATCATCCGTTTGTTGAGGACGTTGAAGCAGAACTTAAACAGCTTAAGAAGGAAAATGAAGAAAAAACACAGAACGCTGACATATATCAGCAGATGTTTACGAAAAAGTCAAATGAAGATGATGACAATGTTGATGATTCGGCTAAAGATGATGATAACTCAGTAGGTGGAGTGGATGAAGAATATTGAATACTGGAAGAATAGGTTCGTTGAGATGGAGGAAGCAACACATCAGACTTCCGTAAAGAAGACAATGGATATTCAGGAGCAGTTTGATAAGTCTCAGAAGATAATTGAAGAAAAGATAAATGCCTGGTATCAGCGATATGCGGATAACAATAATATGTCTCTGCTGGAAGCAAGAAAATCCCTCAATGATAAGGAATTAAAGGAACTTAAGTGGGATGTAGAGGAATATATAAAAAAGGGCAGGGAAAACGCTTTTTCAGGTGAATGGGTAAAGGAACTTGAAAATGCATCTGCCAAGGCTCACATAAGCAGATTGGAAGCGTTGGAGTTACAGTGTAGACAACAGGCAGAAACAGCTTTTGGAAACCTGAATGATGAAGTAAGTAAGCACATAAAGGATGTTTACAAGGATAGTTATTACAGAACAGCCTTTGAAATTCAAAAGGGTGTGGGTGTTGGTTCAAGTTTTGCAACATTGAATGATAAGCTGATTGAAAAAGTGGTAAATAAGCCTTGGTTAACTGATGGTAAAAATTTCAGTGACAGAATATGGGGCAACAAGACACAGCTTATAAATCAATTACATACAAGTTTAAGTCAAATGTGCATTACAGGTTCAGGACCAGATAAGGCAATAAGCCAGATTGCAAGCAAGATGAATGTAAGCAAGGCTAATGCCGGAAGACTTGTAATGACTGAATCGGCGTATTTTAGTTCAACGGCTCAAAAGGAATGCTTTAAGGAGTTGGATGTTGAAAGATATGAGATTGTAGTCACATTGGACGGTCACACATCAGATATTTGTCAGGAAATGGATGGCAAAGTATTCAAGATGAGCGAATATGAAGAGGGGGTAACAGCTCCGCCATTTCACGTTAACTGTAGAAGTTGTACAGCACCTTATTTTGATGATGAATTTGCAAAAGGTGAGAGAATTGCAAGGAATGAAGACGGAGATACATATTATGTTTCTGCTGATATGACGTATAAGGAATGGAAGAAAAAATATGTAAAATCAGAGCTTAGAGAAAGGTCGCTTAGAACAAAACGTAGTTTCCAAAAAGGTGCAGGAAAGAAATATGAAGACAAGTATAATTATGGAGTTAATTGGAAAGTGGTAAAATCAAAAGAATACAGTGCAAAGTTTAGCAAAATATCAGATAATGAAAAAGCAACTAGTTTAATTGCAAAGAGAAGTAGAGAGGCATTAAGAAACAGAGATGGAAAGAAAACAGAAGAACTTTATGCAATAAGTTTAACAACAGGAAAAGACGTTTCTTCAATAACGGATCAGCATATTCCTTTTGGTATCAACAGAACATTTAAATTTGATAAAGATGTTAAAAGGGCAGAAGATAACGATGAAAAAGTATTATTAATACATAATCATCCAAGGGGATTACCTCCAAGTTTAAGTGATTTAAACGTTCTTTTAAAAAATAAGAATGTAGCGGGTATTACAGTAGGGCATAATGGAAGTATATATTATTATTCAAGACCATCTAAAGAAATACCCGAAAAAGATTATTATGTTGCATTGAAAAAATATTCGATGTATACTGAAGTTACAAGTATGGAAAAAGCACTTGAGGAGTTATCATT